TTTTTCTTTTCTGGTTCAATATGTTCTATGACTTCACTACACCAACCCCATTCCCATTCATTGTCCTCAAATGGTGTTCCTTCTGTCAAATCCATGACGTAATCTACATTTGGTGAAGCGCCTCTTATATCCAAGGCTGCATATTTTCCACCAGCACCCAATCTTCCCGAATACACTCCATCGTCATAATGTCCTTCCAATACACCTCTGTAAGGGCAAGATACACCAGAACCTATGTCTAGTATTGACTTTCTACCTTTTGGTGGTAAAAATAACAAAAAATACCTTATGACATTTTCTATATTCTTATGTTTATTTACATTCATCCAAAAAAGTCCTCTAGGGTTGATACTCGTTCTGTTTTCCAACCAACCGAATTCATTACAGAACTCATCGGCTCAATGAATGCTTTACTAAACTGCAAATCATAATCAATATAATCCTTCAGGTCAAACTCATGTGGTAGATTGTTCAGTATTGCAATTACAGTATCACCAACAGGATTTGGTTTCTTGAGATACGCAAATTTGATTTTCTCACCATCCTTGATTGTAGGGTAAGAATTCATCAGTTTTAAATCTTTGAGCAATTTGTTATAAATCAATGCACCTTTCACATGAATTGGAGTCCCTTTCTTGTAAAGTTGCGCTGCATCATAATATTTTTCTAACCCACGAACAGACCTTGGAAAGAAGATGTCTTCTGCTTCAAGTTTAGAAAATTCTTCTTTGAATTGTTCAATGTAATTGATAGCATCTTCTTCTGTTCCGCTCATGATAATCCGAAACAATTTTTTCATTTTTTCTTTACAAGCAGCAGGAGTTGAGGAACGAATTGCTTCACTACCCATGATTTTCAACTGTGGCTCTTCGTACCTCACTCCCTCTGAATCAAAGACATTCATGATATAACGTTTCTTTGCGGTCCAGAGTGCTCGGTCTGCAATAATTTCACGATCCATAAACATTAGATGTTGATAATGATTCATCCTCTTAGCAAGTTTGCGATAAGATTTGTCTATGTATGGTTCTATAAGTTGACTACTTGACTTATCTAAAAAATCTACAATTTTATTTACATCATTATCGTCTTTACCATATATGCTTTCAACAAGTGGGCCTAGATTCAGATATACACTATCAGTATCCGATGCAATCACATAATCTTCTTCTGTATTAAGCATTTTGTTCAAATAACAATTCAATTCATTTGCTATATAACGAATTACTAATTTTCCAGTGGAAGTAATAGCTTCTGCCAAGTCAACATCAAAATACCTAAAATACTCATTTCCCATAGCACCGAAAGCAGAATTTAATTGAATTTTTCGTGCCATCTGAAAGTTTTTATATTTTGAAATAGCGTTTACTGTATCACTTTTCAATTTTAGTAATTCAGAATCCGTTAAATTATTCAAGTTCATTTTTTACAATCCTCGTTTAGAAAGTTCTTTTTGTATTTCTTGAAGTTTTCTTTCTTCTTCGAGCATCTTCTTTTTGAAATCTTTTCGTTCTTCATATAATGTTTCCATTAATTCATTCATAAATCCCTTGAAATCTTTACGAAACATTACACCATTCGCAGCCACAGACAGGTTTTGTTCTTTTGATTTTGATAAAACTTTTTTTGCAACATTATTGTCATCAAGAAAAGAATCTACTGTTATCAAATCATCAGTCCAAACTTGCATTTTAGTTTCTGGTGATAAATTTAATTGGCGAATAATAGAAGGATATAGACTTGCCAAATCAAATGAAACGACCCACTTGTGCATTCCCAATATTGGATCTTTAACAAATGCACCCTCAAATTCAGAAGATTTGTGTGTGGTTCTCTTTGGTGGAATGACAATACCTTTACGGAGTAGATGATTGAAAATCAAAGTGTCCCACATACGGACTTGTCCGAAACAGTTTCCGTAGTTGACTTTGCAAAGATATGCTAGTGAAACAATCATCTCAAGAAGTTTTAGTTTGTCCTCAAGACGTTCAACTAATTCTACATCTTTGATGTTGTATTCAATGAACTTCTGATAGTCATTCTTGTAGAGTAGATGTAACGTACCTTGTTCAGAGTAATCAAGTTTGCGCTCTCCTAGTTCCACATTTGCGATATGGTCAAGACGATAAGATTCTTGTGGAGAGTAGATGAATTTGCGATACATCAACAAATAGTCAAGCGTTTCAACACCTACAATTTCATAAGCCTGGAGTTCTTTACCACCCATTCCAAACAACGTGTACTCATTGATTTTTCTCCACGGAGACAACAAACGATATGGATTTTTGGTATTTTTTTTAAAAAGACGTTTTGCACGATTGACAAGGTAAGGTATGTCAAATGTCTCTACGTTCCATCCTGTGAGAACATCTGGTGATTCTTTGTCCCAAATTTCAAAGAACTTTTCCAACATGACTCGTTCACTCTCAAAACGAAAATAGAAAACATCGTCCCTGTCATAGACAAACTCATCGGTGCCAAAGACATAAACTTTTTTGTCAATCTTGAGTGTGATAGCTGTAACTTGTTCGTTTGCGGTTTCTATGTTTGGAAACCCTTGTTCCGAACTAGTTTCTATATCTAGGTAAGCAATACGAATTTGTGAGAAGTCGTATTCAATATGTTCTTCTGGAAAGTGTTCTGCAAGAAAAGAGAACTCAAACTTGGTATTTCCATGAATCTCAAAGTTCTCAACTTCTTTGTACTTGCGTATAAATTCACGACACTCTTTGATGTTACCTGGGCGTATTTCACCCATAAGTTGACCATCAAGTGTTTTGAATTTACCTTGATTATTTCTGGCAGGAATGTAAAGAGGCGGGTGATACTCTATACGATCTTTAAACCGACTACCATCGCCAGAGACACCTCTGAATAGAATATGATTTCCGATACATACAACATTTGTGTAAAAACTCATTATTTGTCTAGGTTTAAGATTCTAACATAATCCACTTTTAACTCATCTAATCTAGTATAACACAATAGAATCTGTTTGTCAATCCAATTCTTTTTAGTATTGAACTGTCCCAACAAAAACAAAATTTGTAAATAACTCAACCAAATATACTTCATAATCTCCTTTCGTAATTACGAGAGAAGACCATCTTTATATTGAGTTTTTCCGTTCACTCTCAATGCCGTCATTGCTTTATTACGATTACTTCCATCTTTTCTATACGAACAATGCACCCATCCACTATGTGGATCTTTTCCATCATAAAACTCAAGAATAAGCTGGTCAAAATCTAAATTGGCCTCAATCCAGTGTGCAATGTCTGGATTAGATATTCTGGAAGATTCAAAATCCGCCGCTTCTCCATTACAATGCTGGCTCTTCCCTGACCCACCAACTGCTTTGTTTAGTGCAGGGCCACGATAACCACTATTGATGCGAATAGGACCAAATTCCTCTCTCAATGGTTGTAGAACGTGATTGCAGAGATTCACTAAATTAATAACGTGTTCCATTGTCGGCGTATTAACAAGTCCCAATCTCTCTGCTGTAGAACTTTTCGTCATTTCCGTCAATGCAAAATTTTTTGTAAGATAAATTGACATATTTTTCCTAATCTTGTATGACTTCTATTGTTCTAGAATTTGGATCAAATCTAACTTTCAGATCAATTTCAATTGGAAGAAATTGTCCGTCTTTCATAGGAACTGGTAGTTTTCCTTCTGCTGCAGCCTGAAGTGCTTCTGTTGCAGATTGGTGTGGATGGTTTGTATCATCCGCTATGATTTTGTCAAGTTCTTCTTTCGCATCATCTGGTAACAAATCATCTAACATTTTATCAACATGATCTTTTGCTAGGGTTTGAGCTTTATCAACTATCAACCCAGATACAACATTAAATAACATTCCTGCCAATGGTAACATATAATTCCCCTCTCAATTAGTTAAAAAATAAAAAAATACCCCATCAAAGTATATATCTCTTTGATGGGGTTTAGAGGATTACTTATCCTTGTGATCAATCACTTTTGAATGATTTTTGATTGGGATAAGCCGAGGTTTCTTTTCCTCTGGAATCACTTTTTCAAGTGAAATATTCAGAAGACCATTTTGGAATTCTGCTCCCTTTACAACCATATCGTCTGAAAGGGACCACATACGAGAAAATGACCTTCTCGCAATTCCACGATGAACATATTTCTTTTCATCTGGATTTTTGTCTTCTGTTGAACGAACAGTAAGCGTACCATCCGCTACTTCAACTTCAATATCATCTTCGGAAAACCCTGCAAGGGCTATTTCAATGATATAATTATAATCATCCACTTTATGAATATTGTAAGGTGGATAACTTTCTTGTTGTGAAGTTGGAAATGACATCAGACGATTGAACATAGAGTCAAACCCTACGGAAAGTCCCAAGAACTTTTCCAAGTCGCCTGCTGTGAAATGTGAATGTCGTGCTAATTGTACCATATTACCTCCTTATAAAGCAAGGTTGGTTGTAAGA